GGGCCATCAAGACCGTGGAGTCCATTGACCAGGCCGAAACCAGCACCCTGACCCACGGGCAGTACCTGTCCCGGCGGGCAGTCCTCGCGGCTCTGCGAGCGCTTGAGCCATGACCGCCGAGGCCGAGCGGCTGATGAACGAACGCGGCTGGCTGACCATCCAGCAGGCCGCTCATGCCAACCGAGTCAGCACTAGGACGATCCGCCGTTGGATGGCCGACGGTCTCGAAGTCGTCCACGTCGAAGGACACGCATACGTCCCAACGATCGCGGTACTTGCGCGAGGGACCGTCGTGTCATAGCATCCCGCTTAGATGGGCCGTCTGCGCCCAGAAGCCTCGACCACGTGGTCGGGGCTTCTTCTATTCGCCGACCGAATAGGGACAGAATGAAACTGCGAGACCACCTCGCAGCGGCGAGGCGAAAGCGCAAAGGACCGCTCTGCACCGTCTGCCAGCTGATGACGACGTTGGACCACGACAACCGTGAAGCGTTGGAAGAGGCGTTCGCTTCGACCATGACATCGACGGCCATCAGTGACGCACTGCGCGAAGAACAGATTCGGATCCTGCCGACGACGATCGCACGCCATCGCCGCGGCGATTGTTTGCGAGAACATCCGTGAACCTGGCGGACCGGCTGGCCAAAGCCGGTGAGATCGCCGAGATGCAAGCGACCCGGCAACCGGTACCGACCGGCTGGGAACCTGGCATCAAATACGAGACATCGGGACAAATGACCATCACGGTCCCACCAATGCAGGCCCTGACCGGTGAGGACGGCTGGAAGCAAGCCGTCGAAGCGCTCGGCGTCCAGGTCCCAGACGGCTGGCGGCTTCGACTCGTCGAGGCCCGCTATGACCCTGCGGCATGGCATCGTGACGGTCAGGGTGACGATGCCGTCACCCGAGCAATCTGGCGCTACCGATTCGTGTGTGAACCGGCACCGAGAACCATCAACGTTGAGGAACTCATCTCAGCGATCGGCAAGAGACGCACGACGACGGTCATACAGACCGACGCATCGACGTATGTCGTCGCGGCCGGTGACCTGCAGATCGGCAAATCCGACGGGAACGGCACACCCGGAACCGTCGATCGTTTCATCGCTGCCCACGAAGCATCGTTGAGACGATTCCAGGAGCTGCGCAAAGCCAAGCGCGTATCCGACGTCGCGCTGCTCTGGGTCGGGGACTGCATCGAGGGGACCGAGACGCAAGGATCAAGGCTGCTGGCACGTCTCGACGTCGACATCACCGCGCAGGTCAGGATCTACCGTCGTCTGATGCTGCGCCAGGTCAAGGACTATCTTGACCTCGGCGCACGCGTTCGCGTCGCTGCCGTGCCCGGCAACCACGACGAAGCCAAGCGGGTAGGAAACACCGTCGCGACCCGGTACGACGACTCCTGGGCCATCGAGGGCGCGGCCGCGGTGGCTGACGCCCTTGACATCGCCGGATACGGCGACCAGGCCGCGTTCGTCTTCCCAGGACGCGACGAGTTGACGATCACCCTCGACATCGGCGGGACCGTCGTCGGGCTGCTCCACGGCCACCAGACGAAAGGGAAGATGCAGAACTGGCTGGCGAACCAGTCGCTGGGACGCGAAGCCGTCGGGCATTCGACCGATCTCGTGATCAGCGGCCATTACCATCACCTGCGAATCCACCAGATCGGTCCGGTGACCCATGTGCAGGTCCCGGCCATGGATGGCGGCTCGACGTGGTGGCGGCATCAGCACGGCTTGTCGGCACCGCCCGGCATGGTGACGATGTTGGTCGGCGGCGGAACCTGGAGCGGTCTGGAGATCTTATGAGCATCCTCGACGAGCGGGCCGCGACCTACGGGCCGGTGCAGGGCGGCAACATCACCCGCATCGCCGACCTATGGACGGCATACCTCGGGACCATGGTCACCGAGCACGACGTTGCATGGATGATGGTCCTGCTGAAAGCAAGCCGCTCTAAGCAGGACCCAAGCCATCAAGATAACTACTTGGACGCTCTCGGGTATCTGGAGATCGCACGAGAGTTCTCCTAATGTGCCGCGTCATTATCACGGCAGGCCAGGTCACCATCGACCTGCGGCATGACCCGCATGAAGGACCCTGCCGACTGCCATGGATCGCCCGCCGTCTCCTCGTCGATGCGCAGCAGATAGCATCCCTGCAGAACGTGCAGGAGGAACGTATCGGCTTCGGCTTCACCACCGAACTCGACCCGAACCGTCACGATGACCGAACCAATCCTTATTGGGAGCCTGAGGATGATACCGGCGATGATCGTCCCGATCCTGACCCGACCGGAACTGCTATACGTCATGATCGAAACGATCGACGTGGACGTCTCCGATCTCGTCATCATCGACAACGGCGCTGATGTCGACAAGGATCGGATTCCGTACGACCACCTGGAGCGCGTCCACGTGCTGCGGATGCCGTACAACTTCGGCGTAGCGGGATCGTGGAATCTCGGCATCAAGTCGCTGCCGTTCGCCCCGTGGTGGCTGGTGGCAAACTTTGACGTCACCTGGCCGCCGGGATCACTGCAACAGTTCGTGGACATGCAGCATCCGAACAAACTGGTCCTGTCGGGCGGCGCTCCAGTCTGGTGCGCGTTCGCCATCGGCGAGGACGTCGTCGACCTCGTTGGACTGTTCGACGAGGGCTTCCATCCGGGCTACTTCGAGGACAACGATTACCAGCGGCGCTGCGACCATCACGGCATCCCGGTGATCTACAGCGGCATCCCGGTGGAGCACCAGAACAGCAGCACCCTGAAGGCTGGCTTCGACCATCTGAATGGGTACACCTTCGCGCAGAATCAGATGCATTTGCACGACAAGTCCTTCAACGGCGATTACAGCGAAGGCCGCTGGACCCTGGCCAGGCGACGGCGACTCTCGTGGGACTGAAACACTTCTACCACCTCTACGCTGGCGGCGATTGGACGACGGCCGCATCGGCACACTTCGACATCGCCGAGCAAGCCGGACTCCTGCAGGCCTGCGACACGTACGTCGGGATCGTCGGCAAGGACCGCGACCCGGCCATCGCATGGCTCGGGGATCGCGCCACCATCATCGCCGAGGCCGACACCGGCTGGGAGCAGGTCACCTTGACGGCCATGCTGGATGCCATCCAGCCGGGTGATCTGGTGTGCTACGCGCATACGAAGGGCGCTGGTTATCCATCCGACCTTGCCACCGTCTGGCGGCACAGCATGACCTACGACGTCATCTGCCATTGGCGCGAACGAGTCCAGGACCTGCAGCAGTATCAGGCTAGCGGGCCGTATTGGCTGAAGTCCGACGAACCAGAGCACCGGCACCACAGGCACATCTTCGCCGGCAACTTCTGGTGGGCGCGAGCTGACTACCTGCTCACCCTCGACCCACCATTGCAGGAGACCCGCTATCAGGCCGAGGGCTGGATCGGGCTGAATGATCCCACGGTGGCTTGCTGCCGACCAGGGTATTCCTACTGGGGCAACTTCTACCGCGGAGATCTGACATGGGCTTGAACGTCACGACGATCACCTCCTGCTACAACGACTATTGGGACCTGTTCGGCGCTCAATGGCTCGCCACCGTCGCCGCGTGTGATCCACAACCGGTACAGGTGATCCTCGTGACGGATGCACCACGGGATGCACCGGATTGGGTGACGCAGATACGGTGCGATGACCGGCACATGGGCATGATGCTGAACGAGGGCGTCAAGCATGTGACGACGGAATGGGTTCATCACCACGGCGTGGACGATCTCCTCATCGAGGATGCATACACCGACGTCGAGACCACCGCAGACGTGATCGCATTCCCGCATCTCCTGGGCGGAAGTCAGCAGGGCATCGCGCAATATCTCGGCGGCTTCGAGACCATGTGGACAATGCGATACAACCCGATGCTTGGCGGATTCTTCCATCGGACCCAGGTACTTCGCGAGATCCCATACCGGCGCTACGGCTGGTGCGATGAGGCCAACTTCTGCGAACTGGCATGGTTTGGTAAGACGTTGCATGTGACAGACCGACCGAGATCGGTCTGGGTACGGCATGACCGGGCACACTCCATGCACGAGAACCCGACCTACACCGATGAGATGAACGGCTTCAAGGCTCGACTGAGCGCCGGGCTGATACAGATGGGTGTCCCGGAATGAAGGACTGGTTGGTCATCGGCTCCGGCACCATCGCCAGCGGCATCATGCGCGTAACGCCGAACGCTCTGCAGATGCGCCGACCCGACCACGATATTGCAACGATTGACTGGGTGCCGAGCACATCGGATGGTGTCGCGGTCATCTGCGCAGCAGTCAGCGGCTTCCGGCAATGCGACCTGTTTGCTGTGCGATCACATGACATCAATGTGCGTCACACGCTCCGCGTCGCCAAGCTGCTGCACCAGAACGGCTGGAACGTCATCATGCTGTCCAGCCAGGCCGCCATTGAACCGACCACGACCTATGGGCAGCAGAAAGCAGCCGTCGAGGACGCATGGAC